CAGCAGCCAACGCGTGGTCTACGTCGATCGCGGCGAAAAGGTTGAAGTCAACGGTCGGTCGTTCACCGGCCCTCTCTATGTGGCTCGCCAGACGACGCTTGGCGAGGTCAGTTTCGTTCCCATTGGCGCGGACGGCGACACCGAAGCGAAGCTCGCCGCCTCTGCCCGAACTCTGGAGATTGAGGACATGAAGTTCTCGGAATGGCTTGCCGCGAAGGGATTCGATATTAACGACCTCTCCGACGCCCAAAAGGCCTCGTTGCAGGCGATGTTTGATGCGGAACAGGCTGGCGGCGAGGAAGAAGAGCCGCCGATCGAAGCCGGCGGCCCCGGCGAAGGCGACGAGGACGAAGAGGAAGAAGAGCGAACCCCGCTGCGGCCGGCCACGGTGACCAAGGCCATCCGTGCCGCGGCGGCCGCCGAGCATAAGCGCGTCGCCGTCGTCACCCGCATCGCGGCGAAGCATCCGGAGATTGCCGCGGAGGCCATTGAAAAGGGCTGGGACGAGACCAAAGTCGAGCTGGAGGTGTTGCGTGCCTCTCGCCCGACGACACCGACGGGTCAGGGCGGCGGCAGCGGCCAGGACGCGGCGCACGCGATCGAGGCGGCCCTGTGCCTGAGCGTCGGCCTGACCGAAGAGCAGATCGGCAAGGATTACGGCGAAAAGGCAATGAATGCGGCCATGTCGCGCCAGCTCCGCGGCGCGGGCCTGCAATCTCTGCTCTACCACGTGATCGCGGCCGCGGGCCTGCACGCTTCGCCCGGACGATTCGGCGACAACGAGATCCGCGTGGCATTCGAGGCCGATCGCAAGCTGCAGGCGTCGGGATTCTCAACCATCAGCCTGACCGGGATCCTCAGCAACATTGCGAACAAATACATGCTGGCGGCCTATATGGCGGTCAACAGTGTGATTGCCAAGTTCTGCGCGCAAACCGACAACAACGATTTCAAGACGGTCACGCGCTACCGCATGACCGGACAGGGGACGTTTGAGAAGGTCGGCCCGACCGGCGAGCTGAAACACGCCCAGCTCGCCGAGGAGAGCTACACGAATCAGGTCGATACCTACGGCCGCATCATCACACTGACGCGGAAGATGATGATCAATGACGACCTGGGGGCGTTTCTGCAGATCCCGCGGGCCATCGGCCGCATGTCGGCGCTCTCGCTCGAGGAAGCCGTCTTCACGCTGCTCTTGTCGAACCCGAGCAACTTCTTCAGCACCGGCAACGCGAATTATTTCGAGGGGGCGGCGACGAATCTGCAGATCAGCTCGTTGACGACTGCGGAACAGATGTTCCGCGACCAGGTCGACAGCGATGGCCGGCCCATCCTGATCAATCCGGCCGTGCTCCTGTTGCCCACCTCGCTCGCCACGCTGGGCGATCAGCTCATGAAAGAGACGCGGGTCAACGAGATCACGCAGACCAACAAGCCCATGCCGGCGAGTAATCCGCACGCCGGGAAATGGGAACCGGTCAGCACTCCCTACCTGAATGCGCAGGGGATCACGGGCAGCAGCGCCACAGCCTGGTACCTGTTCGGCGATCCCGCCGACGTCGCAGCGATGGAAGTGGCATACCTCCGCGGCCAACGCTTCCCGACGATCCAGAGTGGCGAGACCGATTTCAGCACACTCGGCATGCAATGGCGCGGCTTCTTCGACTTCGGCGTCGCCATGCAGGATAAGCGCGCCGCCGTGAAGAGCAAAGGCGCGGCATAGTCGCGGCGCCGGCAACGCGGAACTGATCGCCCGGCAGCCGCCGGGAGCACACCGTAACTTCCCTCTTTTGCAACGAGGTCAGGACAATGACGGACGCGATTCTTCGCCAGGATGGCGAGCGCATCGATTACACGCCCGGCGCCGACGTCTCCGCCGGCGACGTCGTCGTGCAAGGTGACCTGCTGGCCATCGCCAGTGTTGACATCTCCGCGAACACTCTGGGATCGCTCGCCCTCGAGGGCATCTTCGAAATGCCGAAGGACACCGGCGGCGGCTCCGCGATCGCCGCCGGCAAGGCGGTCTATTGGGATGCCACGAATAGCGTCGTGACTGAGGATCCGGACGACGGCAATAACAAGCGGATCGGCTCGACGGTGCTCGCAGCGGCCGACGCCGACGACACCGTGCTCGTCGCACTGTTGGGCCACGCGGAGCCGACGAATGGGACCAGCGTCACCGGCGCCGCCAACGGCTATAAGCTCGCCCGCGGCGTGCACACGACCGCCGCGGCGAGCGATACGGTCGCAACCGGCCTGACGACCGTCGTCGCCGTCTGCGCGACGTTGGCCGATGATCCCGTCGCCGGCTGCCAGTTCGTGACCGCCAGCGTCGGAGATCAGGCGGGGGCGCCGGTCGCCGGATCCGTGCTCATCAAGACGTGGAACGCCACGGCCGCCGGCGACACGACTTTGATCGCCGCCACGACGACCGGCAAGAAAGTCAACTGGATCGCGATCGGCACCTAATCGGGTCGGGGGCCGCCATGGCCGATCTCTTGCAAACCGGCGCCGCCTGGCTGGCGGGGCAGCTGAAGGCCCACGCTAGCCAGGCCGTGACCTATCGCCGCGGCGGTTTCGACGTCTCCCTGCAGGCGACGTTGGGCCGCACGGCGTTTCAACAGACCGACGAGCATGGCCAGATCACGACGTTTCACTCGCATGACTTCCTGGTGAGCGCCGCCGACCTGGTCATTTATTCCAAGCAGTCGCTCCCCGAGCCGGGCGACCAGGTCCTGCAGACGGTCGGCTCGGAGGTGCTGACGTTCGAGGTCCTGCCGATGCCGGACGGCGAGCATTACCGCTTTTGCGACCCCTTCCGGCAGCAGCTGCGGATCCACACGAAACAGATTGCTTGATCCATGACCACTGACACGCTCACAGCGATTGCCGACGCGGTTGCCGCCGATCTCCGGGCGGCCTCGCTCAGCGTGTCAGTGCCGGCCGAGCGGCTGTACCTGCCCAAGGCCAAGCTTGAGGAGCTCAAGGACCTGCGCGTGTCGGTCGTGCCGCGCACCGACGTCGGCACGCTCGCCGATCGGTCCAATCGGTCGCAACAGGATTATCAAATCGACGTCGGGATCCAGCAGAAGCTCGATTTCACGCAACCCGACGAGCTCGAAGCGGTGGCCGCCCCGCTAATGCGGCTCCGCGAGGAGATCGCGGATTTCTACAAGACGCACAGCCTCGGGAGCGGCCGGGCGGAAAAGTGGATCAAATCCGAGCAGATCCCGTACTCGCCCGAACACCTCGAGAAGCAACGCGTGTTTCTGGCCGTCGTAACCTTCACTTTTAGGGGGTTCCGATGAGCGATCCATTTGGGCTCACTATCGGCTTCCGACTGCCGCAGGCGAAGGCCCTGTTTTTCGATCGCGCGGCCGTCACGAGCCAGATCGACCCGGCGAGCCGCCGCGTGCTGTCGAAATTCGGCGCGTATGTGCGCCGGTCCGCGCGCAGCAGCATCCGGCAGGTCAAGAAAAAGCCGCCGGCCGCCCCTGCCGCCGACGGCAAGAAACGGCGCGGCCGCCCCGCGGTCACGACGTCGGCCCCGGGCAAGCCGCCGCTGAGCCATACCGGCTTACTGCGTGACAACATCTTTTTCTTTTTCGACCGGTCGCGGCGGAGTGTCGTGATCGGTCCGATTCGCCTCAACAAGCCGGGGATCGCTCCCGAGTCGCTCGAGTACGGCGGCGATGTCCCGGTTTTCGTCAAGAAAAAACAGGTCGGCACGGTGAAGATCGCCGCGCGGCCGTTTATGGGGCCCGCGTTCCGGGCCAATGAACCCAAACTTCCCGAGATGTGGCGTAACGCCATCACACGCTAAGGAGACTCGTCATGTCCGGAGTCCGCATCGGCCTCGACTGCAAGCTCTACCGCAATACCGGTACGTATGACGCCCCGACCTGGGAGGAAATCCAGAACGCGCGGGACGTAACGCTGAACATGAAAGCCGGAGAGGCGGATGCCAGCACGCGCGGGGGGAACGGCTGGAAAGCGACGCTCGCCGCGCTGAAAGACGGCAGCATCGAATTCGAGATGATCTGGGACACGACCGACGACGATTTCGCCGCGATCCTGGCCGCGTTCCTGGCGCGGACTTCGATTGATTGCGCGGTGATGGACGACGACATCACCACGGTCGGAGCCGAGGGGCTGCGCGCCGAAATGGCGGTCATCGACTGCAGCCGGCAAGAGCCGCTCGAGGACTCGGTCAAGGCGACGGTCGTCCTGAAGCCGACCTATTCTTCGAACGCGCCGACCTGGATGAC